AGAATATGGAAAATTGTTAATTGAAGTAACCGTAAATAATAAAAAACCGACAAATATTCAAGGAGAAACAAAAAGAAGTTTAAATATAAATTATGATACAGAAAATTAAATCTTTTCTAAAAGGTAGCGGACCATCAGTTAATTGGATTTTTGGAAAATCAACAGACGACACTCTTTTCAGGTGGAATAAGACAAAAGGGTTAAGTCTTTACGAGGTTTCAATATATGCTAATAGTGCGATTAACAAACGAGCCGATAAAGTCGGTGAAAGTGAGTTTAAATTATACAAAGGGGAAAAAGTAATTGAGAACGATTGGACAGAGTTAATCAGAAGACCAAATGAATATCACACAGGAACTCAATTTTGGAAACTATATCAGAAATACAAAGACTTATTCGGGGAAGCGTATATATACAAAGAGCCAGTAGATACAATTTTTAATAAAAACAAACCTCCTAAATCTTTACAGTTACTCAGACCGGATTTGGTGGAAAAGCTTTACAATTCAGACGAAACTGAAATCTTGGGTTATAAATATTCTCCAACATCAGGAAAGTCTATAACCTATCAACCAGATGAGATTATTTACTCATTTAATCCAGACCCTCGCTATCCTTTAAGGGGAGAGAGTTTATTAAGGTCAGGATTAAGAGCTTTAGAGGTAGAAATACAAGCTAACGAATACCAAGCTAAATCTATAAAATCAGGCGGAAGTATTGATACAGTTATAAAAGTAAAAGACGCCGCCAGCCCAGAACAGATACAAGAAATGAGAGAAGGTTATCGCAAAATGAGAGATGAATCTTGGAGCAACGGAACTCCCAACGAGCCATTATTCGCAGGTGGGGATATGGATGTTTTAAGGTTATCCCTTTCGCCTAGTGAATTAAATTACATTGAATCTAAGAAAATGACTTTAGATGATGTTTCTATCCTTACTAACACCCCAAGAGATATATTAGGATTAACTTCAGGCTCAACTTACGCTAACGCTGATGCCGCCATTAGAATATTCTTAAAAGAAACCATCAAGCCCTTAGTAGATGAATTGGCTGATTTACTTAATTGGCATTTAATACCAGATGAGTTTGAATTAGAAGCTATTGACCCAACCCCAGAGAATAAAGAACAAAAAAGATTAGACTTAGAAACCGCAGATAAAGTCCACGCTTTAACTACCAACGAAAAAAGAGAGGAGTTAGGATTAGACCCTGTGCCTAATGGTGATGATATTTATATCCCGATAAACCTAGTGCCACTTAACAGACCAGAACCACGACAAGAATCTGTTAAAACAAAAATACTAAAAGACCCCGAAAGACGCAGGCAATTTCAACAAGCATACGAAAAGAAGTTAGAAAGAAGAAAAGACGCAGTAGCCAAAGCAATCAATGAATTTTTTAAAGATCAAGCCGAGAGAGTAACTGGTTATATGGAAAAGAGCTTAAAAAGCAAGAGCATACTTTCAGACTCCTTCAATATGGGATTAGAAATAAGACTAGCCAAAGCAACAGTCGTGCCGGTAATCAGAGAGCTATTCCAAGAACAAGGTCAAGAACACTTAACATTTTTAGGTTCAGATGATAATTTTAACTACACTTCTACAATGGAGTCGTCTTTAGATAAAAGGGCGGATATCTTTGCCGAAAGCATAAACCAAACCACATTCAATCAATTACAAAGACAATTCAAAGAAAGCATAGAGTTAGGAGAAGATAGAAACTTGTTAGTAGAAAGGATTAGGAATACTTATGATGACATTTCAGAAGGCAGAGCTGAGGTTATAGCTCGAACAGAAACTCATTATGCTTTACAGTTTGCGACTTTAGAAGCCAGTAAACAAAATGGTAATGAGATAAAGATTTGGGTTCACGCCCCTGGCGTATTAGGTGGGGTTAGAGATAACCACGTTGCTATGGATGGAAAAGAAATCCCAATCAATCAAGACTTTGTTTTACCAAGTGGAGCTACTGGTTCAGCCCCTGGAATGACAGGAGATCCAGCGGAAGATGTTAATTGTATGTGTTCTATGGTATAATTATTATAAATTAAGAGCTTCCGCAGGAAAATATCCGTGGACAAAGAAATAAATTTGTCCATTATGAAATTTTATCAAGTCAAATCAAAAGAAGTAATAAATTCAGACCTTTGGAATAGGGTCAAGGGAGAGTATGACGGTATAACAATGAAAGTTGAGACATTCTTCACAAAAGGAGAGTCAGACAATCGTTATCACGCAGTATTCTCAAGTGAGATAGTAGATAGACACGGGGAGATTGTTTTTCAAAACTTTGATTTAAAACCATTTAAGAAAAATCCCGTATATTTAGACTCTCATAATTATAGCTCAATAGAGCATATTATAGGTAAGATAGTCGGAATGAAAGTTAAAGACGGCCAGCTACAAGGTGATGTAGTTTTTGCCTTAGATAACCCTAAGGGCTTATTAGCTATGAAGTTGGTTGAGGGCGGTTTTCTTAATACATCATCAATAGGGTTCATACCTTTGGACTTTGACGAAAAAGGAAACATAACAAAATCCGAACTACTAGAAATATCGGGTGTTTCTGTCCCAGCTAATGCTGAAGCTCTATTTGAAAAAGTAGTTAAAGAATTTGCCGAACAGCAAGTTGAGGAGGAGGAAGAAGTAGAAGAGGTAGAAGAGGAAACCGAAACAGAAGAAGAAATCGAGGAGGAAGCAGAGGATGAAGGATCGGAAGAAGAAATTGAAGAAGATACAGAAAATGAATCAGATGAAGAAAAACCAACCGAGGAAGAAGTAGAAAAAACTGTAGAGAAACCAAATTTATATAAACAAATAATCAAAATGAGAGAAGAACAAGTTAAATTCCTAAAAGAAATAACAGAAGGACTAAATGCTTCTAATCATTATGAGAAAAAAAGAAAAGTTTATAAAGCGATAAGAGACGCCTTTAAGTCAAGATAAAAGCAATAGGTCGATAATACTCCCTGCTTGGGACTTGATTATAAGTCTTAATCTATATTTATTATGGATGAAAAAAACGAAGTAGTTGAAGAAACTACTGGAGAAGTTAAAGACGAATCTCAAGATGAAGCTGTTGAAGCCTTAAAAGGCTATGTTAAATCAGAAATTGATTTAAACATTGCCAAAGCCAAGTCTGAAATAGACAAGGAGATTGAAGCTTGGAAAGCCGAGCAAAAGGAACTAGTTGAAAAGAAAGCTGGTGTTTATGCTGACGGTGCTAAGCAAAATCGAGCTAAAATCAACACTTACATTAGAGATTTATCTTCTGCTGTTTTGAGCAACGACTCCTCTAAAGTCAAGGAATTGACTACTGGAGACGCTGGTCAATACATTGTTGATAGCGAACTTTCAGCTGAAATTCGACACTTGCAAACCGAATACGGTGTAGCAAGACGAGAATTCTTCGCAACTCCATTAAGCAAAAACTCTTACGAAGCTAACGCTTTAGTAACTGATGTTTCTGTTTCTTGGGTTGATGAAGGTGGTGTTATCCCAACGGTTTCAGTTGTTCTTGACCAAGAAGAATTGAAACTTAAGAAATTAGCTGCTATTGCCGCTGTTTCTCGAGAATTGCTAGAAGACCAAGAGGTTGACTTATTGTCATTTATCGCTGGTCGTGTAGCAGAGGGATTCGCCAAAGCTGAAGATGAGGCTTTCTTCAATGGAGACGGAACTGGCACTTATGGTTCTTTCACTGGTTTATTACAAAACACCGATGTTGAGGATGTTTCAATGCCTAGTGATTTAACTGTAGCTAAAATCTATGAAATGATAGATGAATTGCCAGCAGGTGCTCACAGCAACGCAAAATTCTATTTCCACCGAAGTTGGTTGTCTGAGATTAGACAACTTCAAGATGGAGATGGTCGTTACATCTACAACAATCCATTAGCTACAAGTGGCGTGCCTACTTTAGCTGGTTATCCTGTTGTTTTGGTTGAGGCTATGCCTTCCACTTCCAGCGATGACGATGGAGTAATGTTGTTTGGTGATTTGCGAAGGTCTTCTATCTTAGGTTTCAGAAATGGAATCTCCGTAGATAGGTCTAATTCTGCAGTTGTCAGAAACACAGCCGATAACGATGATGTGAATACTTTCACCACCGACAGAGAAGCTATCCGATGGATTAGCCGTGTTGGTGCTATCACCATATTGCCTTCGGCTGTTGTTAGAATGGTTGATACTTCTTCTTAATCTTGTGACCCTTTTGTCCCCTAATCGACTGTAGGGGGCAGGGTGGATTACAAGATAATCATAAAAAATTATGAAAAAGAAAAAAACAATCAAAGACAAAATCAAAGATTGGAAAGATAGAATTATCAATCGCCAAATGGATGGCTCTAAGATTAAGAAAAAATGAAGTATTGCACAAAAGAACAAGTTTTAGATTATCTACTATTAGAGGTTGATGAGTCTTTTGAAGATACGATAGATAGCTGGATAGAGATGTCCACTCAAGAAATAAACACTTATACCAATAGGGTTTTTGAAGCTGATGATACTGCTTCTGTTAGAAAATATGACGGTAATAATATGACCAAGCTATACATAGATGACTTTATAGAGTTAACTAGTGTAGAAGTTGATAGTAGCGACATAACAGACGATGTTCTCACTTACCCAGCAAACACTACCCCGAAAAATGTTTTATATTATGAAAATGCTTTTGATAGAGATAAACAAAATGTAGAAGTAACCGCTAAATGGGGATATTCAGAAGAAGCCCCTGATGATATTGTTTTTGCTTGTATTGTAATCACCGCAGGAAAGATACTCTTCTCTCAAAGAACCGGTGAAATTAAAAGCGAGAAAATAGGAAATTATCAAGTAGCTTACGAGGAAGGAAAGAAAGCAGATATAGAAATGGTTAAATATATTCTTAATAAGTATAAAAAATATGATTTCTAATTTCTATGATACAACCTTTATCAATGAGAGATTAGAGTGGCTTACTGATGAGAATGATAATCAGTATTCTCAATATACAGAAGTCGGGGAATTTGTCGGGCATATCCAACAAGCAGACCAAGAATTAGTAGAAAGATTTAATCTTAATTTTAATACAGCTTATACGATATGGTGTGCTGATGATGGAGATGTCCTTATTGGAGATATAATAAAGAACGAAGATGATGTCTATACAGTCAGGGCAATCCAAAAGAATGCGTATGGTCGGAACGCACATTTAGAAGTCTTAGCTGAAGGCGGTGGATCGTGATTAAATTCAACGAACAAGATCTAAAGGGATTAAGAAATGCGGTGAGAAGAAACCCGCAAATGGTATTAAGCGAGACTAGAAAATTCTTACAGAGAGGAATCGCTGTTTATTTAAGCACTATTGATTCTAACCCGTGGAGATTAGGAATGGCAGGTGGTGGTGCTCCTGTTGATACTGGTAATTTAAGAGACTCACACAAACCGCCCATTTATGGAACTTGGGAAGCTAAGATTGTCCCTAACAGAACTAAAACCGCACCTTATGCTGTTAGTGTCCACGAAGGGATAAGACAAAGACAAGCTAGACCGTGGTTAGATTATGCGGTGGAAAGAAATGATGGTAAAATAAGAGAATTAGAAACACAATTATTAGAAAATGTGGTTAAAGATTTAGCAAAATAATGTATAAAGAATAATGTATAAAGAACTAATACAATCAATTAAAGGAACTTTGGAAGAATTAGATTCGGTGAAAGCAGTCTATCCTTATGCTTTAAGGGAGGGAGAGAAAGTGTCATCTTATCCGGCAGTCGTATTCTTTGCTGATAATTCTGAAAATAGTTTTGAAACTAATGCAGACAACTTTAAGATATATAGATTTAGTTTATTTGTAATTTGCTCGACGGAAGGAATAGGAAGTGAGGAGGTTTCAACAGAAATATTGCCTAATGTAGTAGATGATATAGTAGCCAAGTTTGATGAGGACTGGAGTCTAGGGGTAACGGGGTCTAATAGGACTTGGCAGTTGATAGATTCAGGCGGTGCTTGGACTTTACCTTATACAGGGAGCGGAGTTGAGATGTCGGCTCAACTTAATTTAAGAATCAAGTTGTTATCACCTATCAATTCGTGATATAATATAGATAGTCGCAGGAAAATATCCGTGGCAAATCTTTAAAAAGGGTTTGCCACTTTTTTATTAAAATAATTATAAATAAATATGAGTAATGAGTTTATAGGTCGCCAAGTAGATTTTGCCTTAGCTGTAGAAGAAACCAGAGGAACAGCAGAAGCTACTGCCGACCGAAATGTTAGAAAGGTTACTTGTAACCTAATTCCCCAAACCGAGGATGTAATTGACGACACAACTTTTGGTCGTTTAGAAGATGCTGAAAGAAGTCGTGCTGTTAGAAAATGGAATGAAGGAGATGTGGAAGGAATATTACACGCAGATGTTATTGGTTATTATCTCTACAATATATATGGAGAGGTTGATTCCACTAATGTCTCTGGAAGTGTATATAGCCACGAATTCACATTAGAGCAATCCATTAAACACCCATCTTTGACTTTGTTTGTTAAAGACGGAGATGTTAGACAAGAAAAATTAGCAGGTGGTATGATTACCACTTTAGAAATTAGTGCTTCAACAGATGATTATGTCCGCTACACAGCTAACTTTGTAGCTAAAGAAGGAGAAATTGATACTTCTACTATCCCAAGTCTATCAACGGAATATGACTTTGTGGGCAGAGATATAACAGTTAAGATTGCCGATACAGAAGGAGGTTTATCCGGTGCTACTGCTTTATTGTTTTCGGGGACTACTCGCCAGACAATATCTATAATAAGCAATTCTCTATAGAAGGTAGCTTCACAAAAAACTTCATTGACGAAACATTTAAGGATTTACGAGAAGATAAAGACCAACAATATATGCAGATTGAAATTGAAGGTGAAGCAGATATTGGCGGAGGAAATAAACCAAAATTGACCATACTATTAAACAAAGTAGAAATAACAAGCTGGTCAAGAGGATCTTCAGCAGATGATCTAGTAACAGAAGATATAGAATTTAAAGCTTTCTACAACACAACAGACGAACAAGCTAGTAAAATGACACTTGTTAATCTAACAAGTTCTTACGAGGTCGGTTCTTAATCAAATTAACTATTATATAATATGACCATTGGAAAATACACAGTAACAATCAAAAATTCCTTAAAGTGGGGAGATATGGAGAAAATACAAGAAGCCCTCGGAACGACTGATGTTTCTAAGGTGGATATAACGAAACAAATGGATGCTAACTATACCTTGTTAGAAGTAGCAATTACCTCTGTTAAAGAGGGGGATAAGGAAATTGGTTTTTCTAAAGAGTGGATGAGAGATTTAGATTTCAACGAAGGTCTTGATTTGGTTAATGCTGTTTCTAATTTGATAAAAAAAAATCAAACGACTGGGGAGCAGAAATAAGAGGTAGAAGACCGCCAAGCCGAGAAGTCTTTATGGAAACCTTTTCAAAAGAATATGGTTGGCTACCATCACAGATAGAAAATGAAGAATATAAAAATATTATGGCTTACTGGGATATACTTCAGATAAAACGAAAAATTGAGCAAATAGAAATTAAAAAACATAAAAAACGATAATGGCTTCAAGAGACTTAAACATAATACTCAAACTACAAGACCAACTATCTGGTCAGCTTAGAGCAATGAATACCGAAGTAACTAACTTCGGTAATTCATTTAAGACTGTCGGGGATAATATGTCTAAACTGGGGGGTAATATTAATAAATTAGCATTACCTCCTTTTATTGCTTTAATTGGTGGGATGACGCTTGTATCTAAAAATGCTTTTGATCAAGTTAGGGCTGTTGAGAATGCCAGAGAAACAATGCTCGCCTATGGTGGATCAATAGAAGAAACAGATACTGCAATGAAAGAAGCAGTTGCCTTTGTCCGTTCTGATAAAGGTAAACTCTTCCAGAGACAAGATATATTAGAAGCTCAGGCTGGCTTGTTTGGAATGGGGGTAGCATTAGATGAGGTTACTGATGGTGCTATCACGGTAGCTAAAGCTACAATCCCAGTAGGAAGAAGTTTTGATGAGCTATTAGACATAGTAAGAAATGTTGAGGCGGAGGGAAGATTGTCAGTCATTAGATTTAATCAGCTCGCAAGGGCGGGAGTAAATTTAGATGATTCTTTAGTAGGGACTTCAATGTCCGCAGAGGATTTATTACAGCATATGGAAGCAGTTTTACCCGATGATTTAATTTCAGGTAGAGCTAACACTATTGATGGAATGCTCATTACTCTTCAAAGTTCTTTTAGAGATTTAGGTCTCTCTATTTTGGGAGTAGACGAAGACACTTCGGAACTAATAGAAGGTGGGCTAGGAGATACTTTGATGCAAATAGTGGGCAAGTTACCAGAAATGTTGTCAAGAAACAAAGAAGCCTTTAAACAAATAGGGGAAACCATTGTTAAAGTAATAGATTTTATTTTACCTCTAATGGAACAAGCGATAAATATATTTGCTAAATATGGAGATAAGATTTTCATTGTATTGGGACTTGCTGTTGCATTGGGGACGGGGTTAATTATATTGGGGAGTATATTTGCTTCAATTGGGGCTATAATTACTACAACTGCAATAATAATTGGGGCTTTATCTTTACCGATTATTATTATTATAGGAATTATTGGTGCTTTGGTGGCTGTTGGATTGTTTTTATATGCTAATTGGACAGAAATAATAGATGGTCTTTTAATAATGTGGGATGATTTTAAAGAATCAATTTATAATGTTTGGGAATCTATAAAAGAAACATTTGGATCAGCAACAGATTGGATTATTGAAAAAACAATAAAACCTCTTGTTCAATGGATTCAGAAAATTATAGATATGCTCAAAAGAACTAGAGACGGGGTTGCTTCAATAGGCGGTAAAATAGGCGGTAAAATAGGTGGGGCTATATCATCAGGAGCCTCAGCTATCAGGGGGGTATTACCGTTTGCCGACGGCGGAATAGTAACCAGGCCAACTCTAGGATTTGTAGGAGAAGCAGGACCAGAAGCGATAATACCTTTGAATAAATCAAACGGAATGGGGGCGACTATTAACCTAACCATAACAGGCAATACCTTTATGGGAGAAGATGATGTTGCAGAAAAGGTAGGAGATAAAATGATTCACATTTTAAGACAAAATTTAAGATTGAGTAATGGCTAATCTAACAATACAAATAGACAGCACAGACAGAACCAACAGGGTTCAGTTGGGTAGCTTAAAGATTGCAGACAACATAAATCAAAGAAAGAATATCTGTAATTTAGTTGTTAAAAAAACACCCGATCAATCATTTGCACCAGAATTAAACCAAGAAGTAATAGTTTTAAGCGATACCGAAAGAATATTTAGAGGAATAATCACAGAAATAAAAACAAGAGTAGAATCAGTTAATCATTTAGTTTTTGATGTTCAATGCTCTGATTTTTCTCATCTCTTAGATAGGAAATTAGTCTTGGAAAGATTCAGAAGCAGAACAGTAGAATATATTATAGATTTCATTTTAGATAAATACGATGACGAGGGATTTACGATGACCAATGTTATCGGGGATATTACAATAAAATCTATAAGTTTTAATCGTTTGAAATTATCTGAATGTTTAGAAAAACTAGCCGAGGTTACAGGATATTCTTGGTATGTGGATTACAATAAAGACATACATTTCTTCCCGAAAAACCAAGAACCAGCACCTTACAATTTAACCGATACTTCAGAGAATTATATTTGGAGTAGTTTGGAAATAAATAAAGATTTCACCCAACTAAGAAATGCTATTTTTGTAGAGGGTGGAGAAGAACAAGGAAACGAAAGGTCAGAGGAATTTACTGCCTCGGGTGATAAAGAAGAGAGAACCTATTACAGACTTGCGAATAAATTTGCAGAAACTCCCGATGTTACTGTTAATAGTGTAACTCAGACAGTCGGAGTAGAATTTTTAAACGATGACGGGGATTTTGACTGTATGTGGGATTTTAATCAGAAATATATCCGTTTTACTGAGGGCAACATACCCTCAGTTGATGATGTGGTAGAAGTTAGCGGAATTCCCCTATTCCCAATTATAGTTAAAGTGCAAAGTAATGTTTCAATCAATAATTTTGGATATTATGAATTTGTTATACGAGATAAATCAATCCAATCAAGAGATGAAGCAAAATCAAGGGCTCAAGCGGAGTTATCTGCTTATCAGAATGGATTAGTTGAGGGGTCTTTCCGAACTTACGATAAAGGATTAAGAAGCGGTCAAGTAATATCTATAAACTCAACTATAAGAGATGTTAGTGAAAGTTTTTTAATTCAAAAGGTAAATTTCAAAATGAGAACCCCGTCTGATGTAGAAGAGGGAGAATGGACTGTTGAATTGGCCACATTAAGAAGTATTGGGATTATAGATTTCTTACAAAACTTATTAAAAGATAAAGGAATAAGTGAGGGAGAGAGTGAAACATTGTTAACTTTCTTACAGTTTGATGATGAGGTGGAAGCAACTGATGATTTAACTCTACCAAGCGAAACTACTTCACCGCCTTATATGTGGATGTCTGATGATCCAGGAGATGACGCAACAACGATAGCCAACAACCCAACCAAGACCCCAATAAAATGGAATTTTTGGACTTGGAGTGCTTAAAATGTTATAATATATATATGAAAAGAATTGAAATAAACAAATCAGATAAAGGAAATGTGGTTGATGTAATAGAAACCAGAACA